TGAGGTAGTGATATCGAACGTCGAGAGCTCTCCGAAGATACCGATGAACAGAGCACCTGCCGCAGCCAAGATCCCTGACTGATCGGACGAATCAGATAGGTGGGTACCTGCTCCGTTCTCGGCTCCCACGTAAGCGTTGGGTGAACCCGAATCATCACCAAACTCCAAGTGAGGAGCAGTGCCGTTCGCTGTCCCAAACACTCGGATAGCTGGCTCGCCATCAAGAGGTCTGATCGAGATAGATCCATCAGCCTCGACAGTTACACGACCACCAGCTTGGGTGATCTCAGTGCCGCCGCCGCCACCGCCGCCACCTCCTCCAGAGTTACCTGGAGTTCCTAGTTGAATTGTCATGGTCTAGGTCTCCATCAGGTAGTCAGCAGTCTGGACGCCGGCCGCAGACCGTACAAAGATCTGGTCCACGTTATTGACGTCAAGAGACGCCACGTTCCCCGGCGCAAGCAGAAGAGGCTGAGCTACACTATCGCCGATAAAGATGTTATCGGTGTTACCGATAGGTGCTATGACAGTGATGGACAGACAGTGTTGACTGGCCCCTAGAACGGCAGCTCCAACGGCAACCGCGGCGTTCGTTCCACTTAACAATGTTGCTGGATACTGAGTCATTCCTCCCCCTTGTTCATTTGATGAACACCTTGGTCGGTTAGAGTTCTTCCTTCTTCTCTTTGTTGTTGAAGACCTGAGGAACGATCTTCTCTGCACTGCGTCCTACGATGTATCCTCCGATACCTATTTGAAGCAGTCTCCACATCTGTTCGGGAACCAGGACAAGAGACTCTACATCCATGAAGCCAGTAGAGATCAGTACAATCTCAACTGCAAATGTCAGCATGACCAGAGGGCGCCAGTTCCTAGCCAACCAAGACTGACTGTTCGCTTCGGCTAGAATCACAGATGCTCTGGCTGAGGCTAACTCCTTGTCATAGTCATACCCGACCTGCTTCAAGTCGGCCTCGATCTGAGTCAGAGCAACCTTGAAGGCTAACCGCTCCTCATCGGTCGTAGTGATGTCGTCGATGAAGCCAAACGCCGGCTTCAGTACCTTCCCTAGAATTCCTAAGAGGGGAATCCCCATCAGCTCTCTCCGTGCTTCTTCTTACGAGGTGGCACGTTCACATCCACATCGACGTTGTTGTCCACGTTGTGAATGTCGTCCTTGTTCTTGATGCCTCTCAACTCCAAGGCTATCCAGATAAGAACTGGTATCGCCAGGCCCAAGGTGAGCTTCTGCGTCGTAGTTGCACCCTGTCCACAGGTGTTGCACTCATCGGCCGCAATCTGCTCACGGAGAGCTTCAATGTTCCTGTTGAGGTTCTCGATCATGGTACTGTCCGACATCACATTGATGTTGTTCTCGATGGTGACAGGAGTCGGCTCAACCTCCACATTCACATCAGGTACAACAACAGTCTGCTGTCCCTCAGCCGCAGACGCAGCCAGGGCAATGGCTAGCAAGCCCAGTACAATCGGGAGCCACTTCCATAGACGGTCTCTCATGGTGATCCTTGTCCTGAGGAAACTGCACCTACAACTAGCTCGAACAGATACACGATAGGAGTGAGAGCCCAATCGGCTACCTCGGGCCAAGCGATCCGAACGATGATGAGGACGATAACTAGGATGACTAGAGCGCCCCACCGATTCACTTTGAAATTCCAGTTACCCATTTAGCATCGCCTTCGTTCGTTTCAACACAGCACCCATAGACATTTCCTGATCGTGCTGAGCCTTCTCGAACGTCTTAGATCCCACGTGATAAGATCCCTTTATCCCCAGATCGGGAACCCTGCCTGTCTGAATAGCTTCGATAGCCTCAGGCTTAGACACTCCAAGCTTAGCCATGACCATCACGATAGCAGCCTCCAGATGCGTCCCTCTCTCCGGCACCAGCCATACTGTACCATCTGAGTCAAGGACCGCAGACAAAGCCATGTATCCTTCAACTCCTTCTAGCCTCTCAGGATTACCGATCAAGGTAGCCTCATAGTCCACATATGATCAGACGACTTCGTGCGGCTAGCATCCAGATGCACTCCACCGCCATCCTTCTTCACCATACCTTTATATGTACCGTGAGATCCCTCGTAGCATCCCACCCTAATGAACCCAACAGCGAACCCTGCTCGGATCACCCGAGATCGTTCCCGACTGTTCAACACCTGTAGATCGGCTGCTATCCCAGGCTCATCACCATGAGCAGAGCGAGAGTCATCCCTCAGCGTATCAATGATACGGAAGGGAACTCCTGCTTCCGATCTTGCTACAAACAGAAGCCGAAGGAAGCCGGCATCCATCTTCTCAGGAGCCTCGAACTCACTCGGTGAGAAGAACTCAGAGATCTCCTCCCATACCGGATGATCCAGAGTAGCGTACTCCGGCTCCAGATGATCTAGAGGACCTACATCAGACAGCATCTACTCTACTCCCATGAGTGAGACCGGCTTCCCTGCTTGGAGGGCAGGAATGATCTTCTCTACATGTGAGTAGGGCATCGTAGAAAGAGCGTCGATAGCCGCCTTCCACACCTCGATGTGAATCGCTACATGGGTATAGCCAGCTTGTTCCTGGTCCCCATTGAGTTCCGCTGTCGCCTTTGTGACTTCAGCGCGTGGGTCAGTCATGGTCTGCGTCTCCCTTCGAGTCTCGTGATCTCATCATCCAAAGCCTGACGTCCATCGTCTTGACCGTCTCGTTCGATCTTCAACCGATCAAGCTGATCTGCTTCATGAACTCTCTGTGCAGCAGGTAGGTCAATCAGGAGCTTCCACCAACGCTTCAGAGTATTGTTGATATCTGCGTTGTCAGTAGGGTTCCCTCCATCCTCTTTGGTCTTAGCTATAAGAGTAGCAGAGAAGGTGTTGAACTCATCCTCCGTCATCTCAAAGCCAGTAGGCGGTAGTCCGTTAGCCATTACGACCTCAATGCTGTGTAGATGAAGTCACCGTCGATCAGATGTATGTCAGCAACCTCTAAGACGTTCGATAGGTGGATCTCGAAGGCGATACCGAGGGCATCCACTAACGGATTCGTAGCATCTCCCGCCGGGAACGTAATGTCCATCTCGTAGAGATCCCCAACTGCCAGCCTCCCCGTTACAGCCACAAACTGTCCTGTGACTTGAGTGCTTGCCTTGGCCACTCCCTCAGCGGTCACCAGCGTTGGAGCTGTGTAGTCGCAAGTGAAGTCACACTCATCGAGATTAACCTGTACCGATGAAAGCGAGAACTGCAGCCGGAGGATCACATCCTGAGTCCGGTCCAGATCCGCAGGGAACGAGTGATACAGAGATGCAAGTTCGACGACTAGATCGAAGAGAAGTGCTGGAACTGTTGGTGTCGTACCGATGGTCACATCAGTCGGAGCGGTAATGCCTTTCCTGAACTGATCTCCACTCAGATGCAGAGCTCTCTCCAGATGCCCCATCGTTGCCATGACACGCCACCGTGCCGTCGTGCCATCGTACCAGAGCAATATGCTGCGCTGTGGATGGACGACGTAGGGTAGGCCCTCAGGGGTGATGAACCTGTTCGTGGCTACACTACCAACGTCTTGATGTGCAAGCGCCAGATCGAACGAGCCGATATTGACGAGTCGCAACTCATCATCTGCCTCAGAGAAATCAACTGTCGTAGCGTCGATGCCTGTCATGGTGTGGTCGGCGTCAGTGTCTACACGCAACAGCCCACGCATCGCGGTGCCAGAACCTTGTCCTTGATAGTCGTCCACATCCCCCGTGATTTGCGCAGGACTAATCGGAACGATAGCATTGGCGCCTTGCACCTTCGCACGAGCGGTGACTGTGAACGTAAGGCCAGACGCCTCGTAGATTTGATTAGGTACGCCTAAGGTGTAGACCCGTAACCTATAGAGTCCAGAGTTGTCTGCACCTGCACGTTCAGCTGAGAAGAACGCGATGTTGTTTTTTACGGCAGCATCATCTTCGATGGTCCAGAACAGTGCTGTGCCGAAGCCATCGACCATATCGCCAGACGACTGCCCGGTGAGCCGCCACGAAGAAAGGAGCAGGTTGGTACTGGATGCTTGGCGAATGAAGTCAGAGACCGGGAACACTTCAGATAGGACTCGTAGCCCGCCTTGCGGGATTACAACCTTTGCTGCTGACGCTCCTCCGAAGTGGGGGTCAAGGTTGAGATCCACCCCGTCCCACCAGATGGCGGCATCTGCGGCAGCGACTGTGTTACCGAACTTCAAGAACGTGTTGTCGTTGAAGTGGGCATGACCAAGGCCGAAGTCGGACTCAGCGGTACTAAGGTTTTGAAGGAACCGAGCGTTCGACGCAGCGACCAACTGAGAGCGGACGACCACCTTCACGACGTTGCCGCCGAACGGGATGTCGTTGCAGTCCACCCCGATGTACGAGGTCATCGCCTCGGTGCCCCCAACGGGTGCGAACAGGGCTGGTGCGGGGTTCTGAAGGTGGAGCCCACGGATGATGCCGAAGCTCATGGCCGAGCCCAAGACCGTGCTGTACTTCGGCCCAAACACGAAGCCCGTCAAGGTCGTGGCGTTCATCGTCGCGCCAGCGAGTGAGGCCGCTACGGTGGGTGCAAAGTTGAGTGCCACTACCGCGCCCGCTGTTCTGACCGCAGCAGTCGGGTTCTCGACTCGTGGGCCAGCGTTGACGATGAGCGGGTTGAGTGGGTTGAACCCCGGTCCAGCGATCAGATTCGGGAGAGCCTGCAATACAGTGTACGCAGCGAACCCCGGAACCGCACCAGACGTGATGATCGGCGCTCCACGGAAGCTCTCGTAGATGAACGTGGGAGCGGTGAAGTCGATGATCCCTGAGAAGTTCAAGCCTCCACCAATAAAGACGCCGAAGCTCTCAGTCGCCTCGTAAGCGAAGCCGTAGGCTGCTCCTGGATTGGCGCTGTACGGGCCGAAGATGACCGGCGAGTTCATGTTGATGAAGCCGAGGGTCGAGTGCGTCGAACCCTGTAGCGTCAGCGTCTCTGCCTGCAACGTACCGCCGAACGCGGACTGCCCGCCAAGTCTCCCGGCCAACAGGAGATACTGTAGGTGATCGTCGTCTGCCAAGCCTTGCAGGGGACCATGATCCAGCGCGGCATTGTGCTGAGTAACCGCAGACTCTGGAACCTGATCGTCAGCGATCTGATCCCGCATCTGGGTGAACAGCAGAGGTGGAAGAACTCCACCCTGTGCCGATGCTTTAAGTCCCGAGTTCATTAGGCTGCGAAGCTCCCTCCACGAGCGTAGACGTTGAAGGCTTCTGCTTGCTCAGTTGACGCCCCAAGCCGTACCGTAGCATCGGCAAGGTTCAACGGAGGATCATCGAGAGCTGTAGTCAGGTTGATCACGGTACGGAACGCCTGAAGCACCGCACTCGGTACGGCAGCGATCACACCTTCTTCTCTCCACAGAACCCACGTCACTCCACTATCGAAGGACAGGAACAGTCTGATCATCCCGAGAGTCGTAGTGGCGATTGCCTTGATCTCGATCTGATCAATACGCACTCCTTCGGTCAGACCATCAAGGACCTCCACGATAGTACCTGTGCCATCTCGATTGGGATTCGCTGCACTGATCTCCGCTAGCCCAAGGACAGCGCTTTTGGTGAAGACTGGTTCGGTGTTCTTAGCCATTAGGATAGTGCTCCATTCGCTACGCAGCGATCATTAGACGTCCACGGACGATGACTGGTTGTTCTCCTGAGAACGAAGTCCCACAAGTCGCCCTGGAAATTCTTAGAGTCAACCTCCAGGTATTCCTGCCACTGAGCCACAGCAGACAGCGGAACCTGGCCATCCTCGATAAGGCCCAGCAGCTGAGTAAATAAGATATCCAATGCGGCCTCATGCTGCGTAACAGCCGCTTCGCCTACCTGTACATTCAGAATGTTACCTAGAATGTCAGAGAAGCTAATGGTTCCCCCAGGTCCTCCGCCACCAGGATCACCTGGATCACCGCCGCCTGAAGGTCCATCTGAGTTCCCGAAGAACCATCCATTAGGTCCACGAACGATGAAGTCACCGTCCCGAGGAATCTGATTCGAGCAAGCCTCGCGAAGAAGCTGCTCAGCATCAAAGCGATTACTCACAGGAGGACTCTCCCTCGGAATGACTCGTCTGCACCCATCCTAGGATCACTCTGCAGATCCTGGAATGACCGAGCGATAGCGATACCTTCTGCGGGGTTCTGACTTTCCAGCCATTCCTCAGTAGGCAGCTTCCGCAACTTGTTCTCGGCGATCTGGAACGTGAAGGTAGCTCTCTCATTCTCTTCCAAGTCGATCAATGCATTCCTCAGCGAGATCAGGTGAATCACCCTGTCATACATCGCAGGGAGTCCTGACAAGTCTCCCACACCAGTCAGTAGCGGAGGCTCTTTGATAAAGAACATCTGCATTGTCTGGATGGCATCAGGTAGAGGAAAGAGACTGATGAAGGCTCCTGCCCGCTGGTAGTGAGTCGGAGTCCCTGTCGTCGTCTGATCGAATGATTCAAAGTTCTCGATCGAGGTCTTGATCAACCTCCTGTTCACTTCATTGATCCGTAGAGAGAGCATCGCAAGGAGATCCAATGGAACGTCGTACGTCCTCTGATCGGCGATCGTATCAGCGGTAGCACCTTGTCTCCGTCCTTGGATATCCAGTTCGCCAAACAACTCGATAACACCGTCATTGATCCACTGATCGAGTCGCTCGTTACCTTGACGCTTCTCACCGAGGGCCAGGTTCAGCCCATCTCTAAATCCGCCTAGTGTCTCAAGTCCCACTTGCTGACCCCTCCACCGGATCGGAAGCTGTAGGCTGAGTCTGTGTCAACCCGCCAAGAAGGAACGAGAAGTCCTGTCCAGTCAATCGACTACCTAAGTAAGCTACGGCTCGGTTAGCCCAGGTGGTTGCTCTTGCATCCTCACCTACCGCTAGCAGTCCATATGCTACACCTAGGAGCAGCACACCGTTATCCACGTATGGAGGCAGAATGGTTACATCTCCATCCGCAACCAGTGGAGGCGGTGTCTGCTTGAACATAGCCAACAGATTGTAAACTATGTCAGGGTTAGGGAAGACCAACAACTCGTCCCCTCTCCTAGTCCACCTCTGTGGAGCAGCCTCCGTAGTCTGAGTTCGATTCAACCTGAAGTACTCACTGTTCGGTACCCAGGTCAAAAGATTGTCGTTGTCCTCGTCACGAAGCATCTGGACGATCAGGGAGTCTGCTGGTGCTGCATAGTTGTTCTGTCCCTGTACCGTCGGTATGGCTAGATCGTCGTCTAGCTCAGTGAAGTCAATTCCACTCGCAATGTCAGTATAGGCCAAGTTGATCCAAACATCTCTACGCGGGTCGTCAACGTTCGACCTAGAACCCATAGATGAGTCTAGCTCGGTACGGATCTGCAATAGTGTCAAGACGCCCATTAGACTTTCACCTGTACGAGATCCACGTTAACTCCGCCCCCATTCTCTCTTGGTCCAGCTTCTGCATGCTGCAGTTGAACATGTTCTGCTTCCGCGGGAAAGATAAAGACACCGTCCTCAACGATGGACAGTTCTTCACATTGAGGCTTGAAGTTCGCGAGAAGGCGATCTCCATCCTCTATTCCACGAACCTTCAGGCGGTTGCCTCTTCTCAGGCAGATCCAACCTGTAGACCCGATCTTATTGCTTTGAAGCAAAACGGCAGTCATCGTTCCACCTTGTTCAACAAATGAACAACTGGTTAGATACCAGTCGATCCATCAATACCTCTCCAATCAGTTGAACCGGCACTCATCCTCGCGATGATACCGAACCAGCTGATCTGCTCCCGACCTTCGAAGCCGCTCACGTCGTCCGGAGTGGATCTCCAGAAGAACTGCAACGGGTACGACCTTGAGTTCTTCGGGATCAAGGTGAACCACGCATCAGCATCCGTGAGGTACTGCGACTTCATCGGCATGAGCCCCTGGCGACTGACGACGTTCTGAGCCTCGAGAGACTCGATACCGTCGGTAGCAAGCGTAGTCGTGACGACCTGCGTCTGCAAGATTTCCAGCGCCTGGAACCACCCAAAGATCGACACCAACACGTTCGCAGGCATCACGTTGATCTTCAGGTCTCGGTCCGTCCGTAGATCCATGAAGCGCTCCAGCGACCCCTTGAGGGCAGTCGTGGACAGATCCACTTCCGGGTTCGGCCTGTTCGTGAAGGTCAAGCCACCCACACCTACGTGAGTGTCATTGATGAGAGACACACCGTCATACGTCAAGATGGTCGTGAAAGCACCATTCAAGACAGCATGGGCTGTGACCTCCTCAGCCTCCCTCATCGAACGAGCCAAGTTCGCGGCGCCTTGACTGTTCAGCGCACCGTAAACGTCATCCTCAACAGCCTCGCGGGTGATCTCAAACCCAAGACCAAACCCCGTGTGGATGTAGCGGACCTTCCCTCTGAACTTCGGCCGATCCATAGCAATCGGCGTTCCTTCGGGTCTCTTGACAGCGATCGGCATTCCTGTCACTACCAAGTCATCTTCATACGCCTGGTTCGACGTGTCCACATTGAAGATGCCAGGATAGATCGCAGGTAGCTCGTTGTAGTCGTCGATAAAGACTTTACGAGCGCCAGGCCGCAAGAGGTTATCAAACTGACCTCTAACAACAGTCATGAGTCTCTCCTAGACCTGGAACTGACGGTTCGCAGCCAAGACACTGACCTCAAAGAACCCAGTAGGACCATCGCCCTTCAGGTAGATGTCCTCGATCACGAGACGTGCCGCACCACTTGCGGTGTCTACGAGAGCGACTCCATCACCATCCACGCCGACATCCCTGGATTCCCCAACGTCGCCCGGTATCGGATCTGCAAGTCCCTCAAGGAAGAAGGTGCTGTCCGGATACGCAACGAATACCAGAGCGAACCCAGGATCGGGATCTAACTCCAGCAACACTGCATCATGAGCCGCAAAGCCCAAGATGAGTACCGGATCTGCACCAGCTTCAATGATCTCCCCGTTCGCATCCAACAGAACGGGAGCACCCTCGACATACGTCGCCGCAGCCTCGAGTGGAAACCTACGAATCCGCCTTCCCGTATTCGGGATTGCAGGCAGAGCCATTGGTGTCTCCTAGCGTTAAGGTCCTAATCCTCCTTGTGAGAATCAGGCACATCTACTTCGCGTTCTACAGCCTCCGTAACACTCGAACCCCGAGGGCGTGCTTTGTACTCGTCACGCATCCCGGATCTGAGCTTGATCTCGTCTACGGCATCGTAGAACTCTTCCTGAACTCGGCCCATCTCCTCAGCGGTGGCACGGTCCAAGTCCTCCCTCATTTCATCCCTGATGTCCTCCGCGATGGCCATCATTACTACGTCACCCACCCGAACGATATCTTCGGGCTTCATCCCTGGTAGCATCTCAGCGGCGTCACCACCAAGGTCCTTCACGTAGCACAGTCGATACCCGTCGATATGACGACTGGTTACGTTAGACAACTCCGGCTTATGCTCCGGAGAGTAAACAAAGCGTACACCCTGACCTGGGTGACCCTCAATGTACAGATCTGCGAGCAGCTTCAGACGCCGCCCAACCTTCCCCCCACTCCGTACTCTCGTCGTAGGGGCCTTCGCCTTCCTTTCCTTAGAAGGACCTTTTACTGCGTCCGGTACGATTGGCATGTCTCAATCCTCAAGTAGGGAGCTTCAGCTCGTCAAGGCCAACAGAGTCACGGTACTTAACAAAGTCCGCGGCAGACACACCCTGAGCCCGAGCAACTTCAGTCTCCAGCTCACTCATCACTGGGTCGGCATCCGTTGGAACAGGAGTAGGTGTGCTAGGCGGAATGCTACCCGTGGTTCCACGAGCATCCCTCGCCTTACCTTCAAGCACCTTCGCTCCTACCGCCATCGTGTACGCTCCCATGATGTTCTGCCGTGTAGCAGGCAGCCGACCATCCTTCAGCAACTGTCGAATCTGTGCCTCATGATCGGCAAAGTCATCCACTGACCCTGCTACCATCGAGAACTCCGCTTCCCCTACTCGATCAGAGAGGTCACCTACTGCACTGACGTAGCCTCTCTTTGTAGCCCACCGATCGAGAGCCTTGTCCACGTCCTCGAGGATCAACTCTTCCATCGGCTTGTCGTCGTCAGGATCAGGCTCAGAAGGAGGGGTCACACTCACAGCACCCCTCAGCTCAGCGATCTGCTCCTTCAGATTGTCCACTTCGTTGTTTCGAGTACCCAAGCTAGTGATCATGTGGTCGAGTAAGAACTTGACCTCAGCCTCTGGCCTGTCCCTCAGGTCCTCGGGTAACGCCTCCAACGAGATCGTTGCCGGTGTTGCTGGCGGATCTCCTCCATCCGGTGCCGGGGGATCTCCAGGCGGATCTCCCTCAGGCGGTGCTACTGGTTCATCTGGTGCTCGTGGCATTGTCTCACCTCTCATCGACGAGGGTTAAAGGTTACCTCTCTCCTAAAATCATCGCAGCCAATTCAGGCTGTTCCTCCTTCAGTTCCTCAAAAGATGCATCCATCCGCTTCTTCATGTACTCCTCAAACGGAGTCTCGTTAACCTCCGACAGGCTCTCCACCAAGGAGTATGTCTGCACCCAGTTCTGCAGCGCCCCCTGCCGACGGAGGTAGTCTTGGTGGCTCTCCGCTTGAGATAGGTACTCCAGAATCTCTACGCCTAAGAGTTTCAGCCTCTCGCAGTAGAGCTTCCAACCCGGAGAGCTTTTCAAGGACCTCAGCGCTCTCAGTTCCTCTGGCGAAAGCTTCCAGTCCCCCCATGTCTTCGGCTCGAGGAAGGAGGCGCTCAAGGACCGTAAGACCTGCAAGCGCTTCGTCCGGGTCCGAAACGTCAAACGTTTCCAGAACGTCACCCATGAACTTCTCAGCCCCGCCAACCATCGCACGAACGACTTCAGGTAACGCATCAGGAGCCAACCCTTGAGCTAGAGGTATCATCTGTTGATATAGCTGAGTCAGCAGGTTGAACATCGCAATCGAGTTCTCCCGCTTGACTTGTCTATTCTGCAGCGACGTCGGGACCTGAGTTCTGACAGCCATACCCAACTCCACGACACGCCTTGGAAGTCTAAAGACTGCTTCCACTGTTCTGCCCCGAGCACCCATCCAGGCGATGCCCTTACCATTCACTCCGAACTGGAAGTAGAGATCAATAGCCTGGCTACCGACCTCGTTCAATCCCGCCCTGATCGACCGAACAGTCAAGTCAATCCTCTTGGCCTGTTCCTGGAGAAGGGCTAGCTGGGCACTGGCAGTGGTGCGAGATACTGGTTGGGCTGCACCTGCTGATGCCTCACTCGTTCCTGCTAGCCGATCTCCATAGTCCCGCAGCATGATCTCTTCGTTCACAGTCGACGGATATATCTCGGAGATTCTCATCTCACGAATGTCGTTATGAACGTCCATCACTTCCAGGATCTTGCCTGAGTATAGTGGATCACCAGGCTGTAGAGCCCGCACTCCTTTCCGCTTCAAGAATATCTTCAAGCTGGCTAGAGTGATGTTATCGGACCGCTGGTTGTAACGAGAGCTGATGGCCTCCTGGATCTGTTCCAGCATCTCACACAGGCCCTGATCGTAGAACCTGTTCTCGACAGGGAAGTAGCCCAGCTTGATGAAGGGCCGCTTTCCGTGCCAGTAAGGATGGAACTGTCGTCCAACGATCTTCTGTGTCTCCTCGTTGTAATAGACGACGATCTCAGTCATCTTCGGAGTCTTACCGTTCGTACTCGGTCGAATGTTGTAGGACAACCAGATCTCGTAAAAGACGAACTCCTGTCTGGTAATCGGAACAGTCTCTTCAATCTCCTCAGCCACACGCTTCGTGTCAGGCTCAGCCGTCGGCTCACCTGGAATCTTGTCCTTGATGGACTCCCAGGTACCTTCCATGAAGCGACCATTGGCTTCCTGATCAATGATGTCTGTCTCATTGAGACGAAGCCGCTTGCCGCACCACCGAGCCTTCTGAAGGTCTGACTCCCCAAAGCGAATGAAGAAGTCCTCCAACGCCATGTTGTAAGTGATCGGCCCATCGTGCATGACCAACTCTTTCGGATACACACTGGTCCCATCAGCAGTGATCTGGTAGTACTCCTTCTCGATGACCTCGTTACCAACCTCTATAACCGAAGTCCCAAACTTGGCAGCCTCGATAATCCAAGGCACAGCAGTCTTGTCGATCTTCAGATCTCTATCCGAAGCGGTATCCAAGAAGGTTTCGATCTCGTCGATAAAGGGCTCCCACTCCTCAGCTAGATCAGTCAATACCCACCTGGGACGAGCAGTCAGGGTTGCCTGAACTAACTGAGCAGTGAGAGTGTTAACTGCCTCTTTGACGACGGGCAGGGTAAGATTCGATGCACCGAAGAACGGGAACGTCTTGGGACCCTCTGGCATAGGAACATCATACACCAACTTCCAGCGAGCCAGCTTCCGCTCAAAGTCCGATCGCTCCGACTTCGCTCGCCAGATCTCATCCCTAACGAACGTCGTAACGGCATCGCAGATAGGATCCCATATGACACTAGGAATCTTAGCCGCAATCGGCGTCTCGATGATCGGAGCGTCAGCCTCTTCTGAGGGTTCCTCCGTAAGAACCTTCAGCTCATCCACAGGCTGTGGTATGATCTTCTCAGGCATCAGCCCTCCTCAGGCTCCTTACCCCAGTTCTTCACATCGGCCACAGTGATAGCCCCGTCCTTCCCAGTCCCTACCAATCCTTCGAGATCCTCAGCACTGATCCCCAACTCGGCAGCAACCTCAGCTGCACGGTCAGTTGCGAAGTCAATGTCGGTCCCGCCCTCAGTGGCCTCAGCGTTGGCCGGACGAGCTGCACGACCCTTCATGTGCTGTGGAAATGATTGCGTCGGCATCATAGCTCCTTACTTAAGGTGTGGTAGCAGCCCAGGAAGTCCCTGGCGATACCGCTGGAATGTTCGTCCACGGCGTCCTGAGATTCAATTCAAAGGCAGCAGCCAGATAGCTCTCATAGGCCTCAAGCTGCTCTGTAGACATCAACGACCCAAACGCAGCGAAGTACACGATCAGTCTGTCCAACCCTCCAAGTGTCCCTGGATTGCTAGGCATGTCCGTTTGCTGAGCTTGGCCCTGACCAAGAGTAGGTGCACTACACTCCGTGAAGTAGGCAGTAATCGCACAGGGATTGTTAGCTACTTCCACCCCGTTGAGACGAATCGTCTTCCCTGGTCGAGAAGATCCCGCCTGAGCACATGTCCCTGTAAGAATAACGTCATCACCAGGTGCTACTAGCCCAGGAGCCGATTGGATAGAGAATTGACTACCTGGCTGTATGCAACCGATAGACTCCTCAGATGAGTGGTGCATGGCAACTGATCCGTCTGGCTGAATCCAGATCTGTGACTTCTTAGGGTTACCTTGAATCGGTGCGATCCCTGAGTTGCTACCAAACAGCATAGCGGACTGAGTGATGTCTGTACACCTCATCACACCAATGTAGGTATACTCGTTACCGCTCCAGTTCTGAGGATTAGGGAAAGCACCTCCACCGCTCCAGCCGATATAGTTACCTTGTCCATTCCCTGTCGGATTGCTGAGCGGGTTCGCTGCAAACCTCACAGCGTCGATCCCAGGAGTCCAACCATCCTCCACAAAGATGACGTTACCGTCGTTGCCCACACTACCGGCATCAGTACGACCTTGAGGATCGGAAGTCTCTAGATCCTTCCAGCCTGCACCACCTTGATTGATACGGATGTTCTGTCCATCAGTGTAGGGCAGACCGTCCTTAATGTTCCTTACGTCGTACTCTACGATCGGACGATCAACGGTAGGCTTCGCCTGGTTCGGAACAAAGACATTAGGGAAGTTCGTCCAGATAGTGAACACACGAACGAACCTATCAAACAGGTACGATTCCATCGCTGCGACTTCAGCATCCGACGCTGCGGTCGAATAGCCGCCAAGGTAAGGCATGTTCCTGTTAACGCCAGTGAAAGCCCCAGGGAACGGAGGCGAAGGCTGACTCGGAAGATTAACCTGACCAAGCCTCGGACCGAACCAGAAGTCTGATCCTAGGTCGATACCAGAGAAGCTTGCTACCTCTACTCCATTAACCCTGATGACCGCTCCACCTGAAGGAACGTCTAGCCGAGCCGTGATGTATGCCCGAGTGCCATTGACAAAGAGCCCTGTGGCTGATCCGCCTCCTACATCACGAGCTGGTAGTGCTCCATTCTTCCCGATGATAAAGTGAATTGAGCCATCGGGGTAGATACAGAGATAAATGCCTACAGGAGGATTGATCCCATCTGGTGTCCCGTAGATAGCACATCCTGCAGAGAGATCAGTGGTCTCGACTACAGCAAAGAGAGTCATACTTGACAGCAACATGTTCGCAGGATTGAAGGTCATGGTATCGGGTGTGCCGTCTAGATCATCGAAGATAATCCCGTTCTCATCATCGCTCCACTGATTCGGCCCGCCGATCTTCCCCATCCTGACAACACCCTGACTCTGAACAGCGTCGGTCCCACCTCCCGGCTTGGAGTCTACCCAGGTACCTATAGCTACACCATCGTCCACAGTAGGAGTAGCTGAATCGTACTCCCATTCCCAGCCTGCGATGGTAGGTTTAGTTGCCATAGTTGTTCAACGAATGAACGCCTTAGTTGCCCCCGGCACGTTTCTGAGCTAGTTCCTCGATCTGATCGATCAAGCTTCTTCGTATACCCTCAGCCTCTCCGAACGGATCTGGCTGGACTAGTTCTTTGAATATCTGCTCCCGGATACTTCCAATGTCTCCAGCACCAGACTGAGCAGCTTCACTCGAGACTCGTCCGCCCCCACTGATCTGCTCCAGTAGACTACCAAGGGGATCCTCTGCCCCACCAGCAGCCTCACGACCTCCAGCACTCCTGAGAGGACGCAGGGCATCTGCTCTGGCTCCCGTAGTACTGCGGATCACGTTCCCTGCTCCTCGTGCTGCTCCCCTACCACCAGCTCGAATCAGATCTCCGAGTATCCCGATACCAGGAAGGGCACTGAGCAGGCTAACGATCCCTGCAATGTTCTCACCTTCCGCAAACTGCTGCGGCGCATCAAAGCCTGCAGCCTTAACGTCTCCTACGCCAGGAGTAAAGTCAAGAGCAGTCCCAAACAGGCTACGAAGGAAGTCTGCACCCGTCCCTGCTTCGAAGTCTGGATTGACATTCTCCGTACTCGTAGCATCCTGCTGAGCTAGGAACTGCTCAACTACCAGTTGGGTCAATAGGTCCTGAAACGGATCTCCAGCCCCTTCTGGAATTGCCCTTCCACCGTTAGCCATGTTATCTTCCCATGTGAGTGCGATAACCAGTAGCGTTCAGCTGACTCAAGAACTTCTCCTCGTCCCAAGCCTGCTTCTTTGAGTCTGGGAACAGAGGTATGATGCCGATGTTCTTCTCAACGTAGTCTTTCTCGGTCTGAGCATGTTCCATCATCTCAGCCTCACTCATCAGGGCCGGCCAGTAGTCCAAGCTCTGCGAGAATGAGTCCACTCCATCATCGTAACGAACATTAGGGTGGAACTCGAACTGTTCAACCAGTTCCGTCTGCGACTTGTGCAACCAGACTAGGTTACAGTTGACTAACGGCTGGCAGGCCTTGATATGTTCTTCCTTAGCCCACTGTGCCTTCTCAGATCCCTGTGGAGGCCACTGAACCAACGGAGGATACGGAAGATCTTCTCGTTCCGCCTTCTCATTGACCCAGTACTTCGTTGCTCCTTGATATCCACGGTACTCTACGGAGATTACCGAAGGTCTCCACTTCTTATCTAGTTCAAAGAGGAGTTCAACAGCCTCATCGGGAGGATAGTGCCCTACATGGGCTTCTAGAACGATGCGGAAGGGGATTGGATACCCCTTTAGCAAGACTAGGATCGAATTCATCGACGATCCCTTCTTCTCAGCGCGAGATGGGTCGTATACTATGATCCTTTCCCCTCCCCAAGGGGAGACCTTAAGGAACAACTCGCCATCATGAGCACATATGATCGTTCTACCGTCAGGGGACCACCGCCAGAAGCGAAGGTTCTCGTCATCGAACGTATTGAGCCCCGTTCCCTTCGGACTGTTGGCGTATTGAGCGTGATAACGTTGAGGGTCCCACTTCTTCATCCTCATAAGGAAGGCCATTGAGTTCTGCTCGGGGAAGATGACCTCCCCATTCTCAATATCCCTCCTCCAGAAGCAAGCCATCTCTCCTTTCTGCGTGGCATGAGGCCCAATCTCCTGAGTCTCGTAGCCATCACCATATCTCTTCTGCTGAACCTCGTAGAGATCCCCTTTCTTCTTCCGAGATCCTGTAAAGTCGATCAATCCTTCGATCTCAGAGTTCAGAAGGGACTCCAAACCTCCAGCCCATACGTTCAGGGCCTCCATCTCAACATCAGAGCGGATACATTTCTCAGTTACGAGGTCGTCTGGGCGAATGATGTCGTAATGCCGGGACTCGATACCACCCATAGCGCCAATGGCATCAATCGTGGGCTCCCTACGGACCTTATTCCGAGGGACGATCATCTCAGACTGCGACCAAACGGCCTTCGTAAAGTTTTCAGGGATCAACTCGGAGTACAACCAGCGGAACAACTCATTCATCATGAAGTGTTGCTGGATCTCCCTCATGAATCGAGAAGCATTGATCGCTGTATCCGCCACGATGAGGATGGTGACGTTCGGATCCTTGAGAATATCCTGGATCGACAGAGCGATTGTCCAGATGGTTGTCTTGAAGTGAGTCCGAGGCATCAACTTCAACCGCCTGTGAGCCTTAACCTCGTTCACGAAGCGGCACATCGGCATGTGGACATGAGGAACTAACTTATCGTAGCCGAGGATTACCTTACAGAGATAGTAGAGGTCTGCTTTACCAAGCTCCCTCATTCTCTCACGTGTATCCGGGTCTGGTGTCGCAGGCTTTTTCGGGAGATTCTCCGGTTCTGTGTTCTGATAGACAGAGTTCGGAGTGATTCCCTCAGTCATCTGTGCCACCCCTAGGAGCTCCAGCCTCGAAGCCCACAGCCGCAACTTCCTCTACCTCTTCCAGCTCCTTCGGTTCCACCACTTTGTACGAACCTCGATACTCCACCAGCTCTCGAGTCGTCTCCTCCATTCGATCTACCACTTCTTGAGGTAGCAACGGAGCAGCTTCTTCTCTCACTTCCCTCACTGGAGTATATCCTGCTCGATCGAGTAGTCCAAAGGCTGCTGTCTGCCGAACCTTCTCATTCCGTGAGGACCTGAGTTCTTCCACGATCTCATCCAATGCCTCATTAGCATAAAGCTTGATCCGCAGAGCAGTATCAACTGTCCTGTCCGCAACGTTCGCGGCGAGATTCTCGATCTCATAAATCGCTCTAGGATCATTAAGGATAAGAGATATGTGGGACTCAGAGCAACCAAGCTTCTCGGCGATCTCTCTACCTTTGTCACCTGCTACATGCAAGGCAACGATCAAACGATGACGAGGGTTCCACTTTTCAGGAGACCACTCCTTCTCACCGTTCAATGCTGGTAGCAGATCAACCGTCATACCTTCTCCAGGTCGTTGCTGAGCAGATTGCGTCAAATCAGGATCGCCTTTCCATCATAACCCTTTTCAGTGCATTTGTCAAGGGAGGAGAGAAATGTTCCCTAATAAGCAAACAGTTGGCAGCGTAATGCCTGGTGCAACAGCGAGCGCCAGCGAGTCTGCCCGTCCCGTTGATGTTCCATCTTGTTCATACGTTGAACACCTATCCCTTCGAAGATGGTCGTTCTTAAAAATTTTAGATATGTTTGAGCTACCATTCTGGGGGATACGCTGCTCAATGGGGGGTTGCGGGGTACCCTCTCATGTTAATCGCAGCTGCCCGGTAGCCCCTCACCTTAATCGCAGTGCCCCCGTTCCCGCTCATGTTAATCGCAGGTTCCCGCTCCCTCTCACCTTATCCACAGTTCCCCACCGCCAAGACTGCCACTTTGGCAGGATTCGCATTATGCCATAGATCGCAGCTTAACGTTGGCGGTTAAGGTGCTGCACCTGTATTATGCCGATTATTCGCATTTTACCATAGTGTTTTGACGAAACTGCATGTTAACCTGCTGGGTTGAAACCGTGTAACACGTTGCGGGACAACGACTTACGAGATCGAGCGGATTTGTGGCACGGTGGTTGCAATGTATTCCACCAACATGGCCGAACCCACACGGGCGGAACCCCGTGGGACATGTGCAGGCGAAGTGACATACGTGCAGGGGCATCTCACACTCATTAGTTCTCTTGATAGGAGTTTGATATGTCTAGAATGCACACATGGAGTAGCAAGCCGACGGGTGGTACCTCACACGAGTTTACTCGTGAAGTCCCCACTGACGTTGACGAGACTGACCTGATAGTAGGTCTGTTCGGATCGACTGAACGGATGGTCTGGCACGCGGTCACTAGTGCGACGATCGCTGTAGCGCCGGGTCTACGGACGAGACTGCCCAACGTAGAAGATGCGGTGGCCTACGCTAGGAACTTTGTAGCGGACGGTCGGAAAGAAGCCGCGTACGTTCGGAAGGTGAAGCGTTCTGCGGTGGACGCGCAGAATTTCGATGAAGGACAGATGGCCTTCGTAACGGCCAACTTCGAGATCATCGAAGACGAGTAAGCCTTAACCTGCTCCTGTACGGATGTCGCTAAGCCTGGGCTGGTCAAACAGCCTTCGGCCCGTGTAGTACCGTAGTTCACTTTAACAGGAGTAGTGTATGGCAAAGACAGCACAGGGCCGTGCCCTGAGTAAGCGAGTCCTATTCCTCGACACTCGTGGTCTAGAGGTTGAGGTAGATGAGGGACAGATTCGCCTTCTCATTGACGACACGGTACCTATGCCCTTCGAGGCCTTAGAGATCATCGAGGCGTGGGCAAGGGAAGCGGTTAACTTCGACGACCACGAGGCTGCCGTCTTCAGGGATGAAGCAGCCGAGTTCCTTGGTCGGAAGCTGGACGAGAGATTCCTGATAGGTCGCATGAGATAGGAGGTGTGAGAGCCCCTGGACACGGGTCTAAACTGTCCGACCTGCTATAGGATGAGTGACGCCAGCCCCTGATGTGAGCGGGGGGTGAGGCCCGCCCCTGCGCGCAGTATTTATATGTCTTGTGCGCGTAGTTGTTCACCCGTTGAACGCCTTGAATGGTTGATAGGGCAGCTACTAGGTGTTCAACATGCCACCGCCCGCCAGACAACCATTGGCATTTCAGGGGTTGCTCGTGTCGAGAGGGGTACCAAAGGGCAGGTGTAAGGGGTATCTATATTCATATATATACTTTTTATTTATACTACGTTGAACCCCTTGCTCTCCCTCTCATACACTGTCGTGTGCATACCCCCATCTGCCAATGGTTGGAGTGGTTGGCGTTGGCACCTATACATTGGCTGGCTGGGTTGACGAGTGGGCTAAGTGGGGGTTATATTCAACAACCAGCACACCCATCACAAGGAGTGGGGTATGACCCTCAACAACAGCAGCACACAGATATACTGTCAGACCTGTGCTAATGCGTGGGATCTCACCGATGACAGAGGTATGTACTACTTCCGATCGGCTACCCTACCATTGGGCAGCTACACCTCTCCCGCGCTCATCGTGGCAGCGGCTGAGGAAATGACCTTCTGCCCTGAGTGTGACGTTGACCAGCTAGCTGCTGCCTATCGCAAGCCAGCACCCGGCATCCAGGAGTCACCGTTCTACGATCAGGACTCACGCATGATAGGGGCAGACGTAGATAAGGGAGGAGCTGTAGCTGGTGACTCGGATGTGCAGCACACACCATGAAGGTGAAGACTCAACTGTTCATCAACGGTATGTATGCCAACAGAGCAGTGGTTGAGCTGAACGGTGACACTAAGCATGATCGAGGTCAGATTGAGATGCTACTCAAGGCTATGCTGGTCAACCTCGACACCATGAGCAAGTTCACCCTCTCAGTCACCGAGCGTGAGACATAGGTGTTCAACCAATGAACGACTGCGTTGCTCTAGTCAAGCTTGAAGAGTGCCCCATCTACGTATGCTACACAGGGATATGGCATTACAGTGACATGAACCCTGAGTCTAAGCCGTGGATGGTATCACACTGTAGGTGGGTGCTTGTTCTGCCCTACTCATACAGCATACTGACAGCGAGGTACTATGGCTATCGTACACGGTAGGTATGTAGATCATATCAAGATCTTCGACGACCAGTGCTCACCGATCAGGCATTTCCTTGCTAACCTTGGCATCTGTGGACATGAAGGGACATACCTCACGCCTCGTGAACACTGGCAAAGGGAGTATGACTCCCGCCCCTCTACATACCCTCGTTTAGTCAAGTGAAGATGGACTACTCCATGCGAGGTAAGCTCATGACTCGCAGGCGACGCATCCATCGGATCTATTGCTATCGTTGCGGCAAGTATCAAGCCCACTTCCTCAATCCCTGTGAGTGCAAGCCAATATGGACGTGCATGGATGGCTTCCAAGCTGAGCTATGTCATCAGCAACAGTGTGTCTACTGTGTAGGAGCCACGGAGTGGCGACCAAAGCGGTACCCCCGTATCTTCAACGTCAAGCACTATGACTTCCGAGCACCAAGTAACTACATGTCTCCGTTCGGGGGCAAGACCTGATGTACACCGCACTCGAACGTAACAGACAGTACCGCATAGGCATCGGGGATGAGGCTAAGCTAGTGACCTTCATGTTTCGAGAGTTCCCCGAAGATCACCCGCCTGTCTTCACCTTCCTAGATGATGAGTCAGGTGAGCTAGTCTCTTTCCTACTTGAGCAGCTGACTGAGCTGGAGAAACAAGGGGCTATCCGTTACATAGGTACCACACTCACACGCAGGGAGTAGCATGGGCTATCACATACGCACTGGCCTAGTAACAGAGCATGAGTCCACGTTGGACAT